CATTCGGTGCATCTTAGACCATTACCTAGGAGAATGCAAATGTCTGATTCACACAAAGATGATCACATTGACGACCTCGCTCGTCCCATGAGCAGCCGGGTTTTCCAGCTGTTCATGATCGGGGTCCCCGATCGTTCCCTCGCTGAGCGTCTGGTTCTCTTTTACGAGACCGGGCGCACTGAGGGCCGTCGAGGCCGAACCAGTTACATGTGTACCTCGCGCATCTATGATGCGTTGAAGCATGATGTTACTGTTCGTGAGGAGTTAGTGCGATGGATGTGGGGTTCTCTGACTGCCGAAGAAATCTTCGAGTCAGCGGCCTTCGATCACATCTCTGCGGTGAGTCAGGCTGTATGCAACCTGCGAAAGCAGGGCATACGGTTTGCATTTATCCGCGGTAGTGAGGTCTCTCTCGATCGACTGGTGCAACTGCAGGAGTCGTTACCTGCATCACCTGCTGATCTCAGCAGTACCCAGGAGTAAGACCTGTGGCCGTTTATAGTAAGAGTACCCGCGACCGATTCCCTGATTTTTGTGATCAGAGGATTCACGGTGTCAGCGCCGCCAATGGGCTACCGTTCGAGGTTTTTACCTCGAATATAGTCAATAACGACATGACGTGGGCGAATACACTCAATGGCTTTACAAAAGCCGAGTGGAGACGTCTCATTCGCGAAGGCAAGTCGGCAACTACAAACATGGACGGAAATGAATACTCCGTCTCTGCTAGCAAGTGCTTTCTTGATGTAGGTACTACTCAAACAAACGGCGCTCCTGGAAACTTCAGCTGCACTGAATGGAAGGGGTATCCGCTTTACGCGTTCCCCAACCTGGACGTGCCGACTGAAGCAGTGCTGTCCGATGTAAGAAGCATCGCTCTTGCTAAGTTCCTGGCAAACGCTAAAAAGGCTCGCAATAATGCAAATTATGGCGAGACCCTAGGCGAATGGCGGGAAACAGTGAGAGCCATACGAAGACCGCTATCTGCCTTGCGTGACTTCATCATCCGCTGGCGCAAACGCTCTAAGAAGAGGTTGCGCGTTTTCACGCGGAATGGTAGAAGGACAGCCCGGCGCGATCCGAATTTCCGTGATGGAAATCGGAGGCGTCAGGCCGAAGCAAAGGCTTTAGCGCAGACATATCTCGAGTTTGTCTTTGGTTGGATCCCTCTTGTTAAGTCGACGAACGAGGCAGTCGAACGCATGCTTGACCGCTGGGGGCGCCCTGAAACGGCGTCTGTCAGTGGCAAAGCAAGTCGAGACTACAACGGTACGTCGGCCGAGAGCCTTCTTTTCACAAAGGACTACTTACGTGTTACTCAAGGTGTGAAAACTTACTCACACATGGAGCACAAGTATCGAGCATGTCTATTGACCGGGGCAGTTAATGGAGAGGTCGGGATCCTTCAAACCCTTGGGCTTTTGCCCTCGGATTGGGTCCCGACTCTTTACGAACTGTTTCCCTGGTCCTTCGTTCTTGACTATTTTCTCCAAGTAGGAGAGTTAGTCAATGCCATGTCATTCCGGAAATCCTGGATAAAGTGGGGGACTAGCACTTTGCATAATTGGACGCAGAGAGAATACTCTGTCCCAATCGTGCGGGTGAATCCTGCCACTCGTCCAAGCTTCCCTAACTACCGGACTTACCGGGAGGATGCATGGGGTGGTAACGCTGTGCTTAAGCGGAAGACGGTCGCTAGATCCGACATACTTGACGCAAATTTACTTCCTGAAATCTATTGGCATATGCCATGGAATCGGAAGGCTTGGGTCAATATGGCGGCAATCTTCACGTCCAATTTCGCTAAAGCATAAAACATCTACTTCCATTAATGGAGAATGCAAATGTTGACGATTTCTTCGCCTGTCACAGGCGGTGCTCAGACGGGCTTGACCTCACCGACCTACACTTTGGTCGCGGACAAGCCCCCGGCTGGAACGGTCGGCTATCAGTATGCTGTTTCCGCCATTGGCGGGACGCAGACTGGCGTCGATACCTCTTCCTCGCCGAGCAAGCCCTTCACCATCACGACCAAGCGTCCTAGCGTACTGCGTACGCTGTCCGCCGTCGATCCGGTGACGGGTGTCCTTCGCTCTGTTCCTCGAAACACGTACGAAATCCGTACGCGTAAGGGTGTCATTCCGCTTGCAGGCCAGGCGGCCGTCCCGATGCAAATCGTGACGACCATCGAGGTCCCTGCGGGCGCTGATACCGCTGACGCGCCGAACGTACGTGCTGCGCTTTCTCTCCATAACGGCGCGATCGCTCAGATCAGCGCTGAAATGGGGAATACGGCTGTGACCGGTGTCGCCTAGACCCGGCCGCAAACCGTCGATTTGCGCACTCGTTCTACTGATAATCCTCGTCACATTGGGCATTCGTCATTCTGACGAGCTCAGTGAAAACGTGGAGGTTCTAGTAGATTCGCTCGTAATGAGCTTCGAGTAGAGAAACAGGAGATTGGACGCCATGAGCATTCGCTCTGACGCTCTTTATCACGCAATTCTAGCTGACTTGAAGGAGAGTTGTCCGTCCGCCCCAGTAGGGCTTCGGCAACCTCCACCAGACGCTTCCCTTGACGAATTCCGTTGCTGCGTACTAGCAAGCACCCTCTTGAAAAAGTGGGTGCCGCGCGATACACGTGCAGCGGATTTAGTCGCTAAGGAGAAGTTCCTTGCATCAAATAAAAAGTGCAAGGACTGGTCGTTCCGTGCTGAGACAGAGGCTGACTGGCTACTATTCGGTGAACTCCGAAAGCAGCTAGATCAGTTTTTCCATCCGCACGGCCAGACTCGACTTACCTCCTTCTCTCAAGTGTTGGAGAAGGGGAGGGTCGGGCCTGGTTCAGCTATAGGTGCTGAAGGGCAAAGCATGTATGCTAAGCTCTTTAGCTCTAAGCTGACGACAACGTCAGACTATCTATACACGTTGTATAGAGCTTTCATTCGTCAGTTCCCCATATGGAGAGATGCGGAAAATCACCGCTACCTTCATTACGGAGCCCCGTTGGAAGTAAATTGCAGCAATACTAGCTTCGTGCCCAAAACGACAGATGTAAGTCGAATGATATGTGTCGAACCTTCGCTGAATATGTTTATCCAGCTCGGGTTAGGCCGACTGATGGAAGAGTGGCTGGAGGAATCCTACGGGATTTCCATGTCCACTCAACCTGATGTCAATCGTCGGCTCGCACGGATTGGAAGTGTGGACGGGTCGTTCTCAACGATCGACCTGAGCTCAGCTTCCGATTCGATTTCCCTCACTCTTTGCAAGGAGATACTCCCAGATTGGCTATTCGCCGTCCTAGAACATCTCCGTAGCCCATCCACTTTAGTGGACGGTGAGGAGGTGCGTTTAGAGATGATGTCTACGATGGGGAACGGTTTTACGTTCCCTCTCCAGACGATAATCTTCTCTAGCATCATTCGAGCAGCACATCGTGTAGCGGATATACCGCTATTCGATAGGGTGAACCAGAACTGGTCATGCTTCGGGGACGACCTTATTTGTGATACGCGTGCGTATCGCAACGTAGCTCGCCTCCTTCAGCTGACTGGGTTCTCAATTAACCCCTCGAAGTCCTTTTATGAAGGACCGTTCAGAGAATCCTGCGGTACGGATTGGCTTTCTGGCCAGCCCGTTCGAGGTGTCTATCTTAAGCACCTCGATACGCTACAGGACCTCTGTGTTGCCGTTAACCTTCTAAACGAATGGTCCGCGGTTTCCAGCATCGCTCTTCCTAGAGCGTGTGGCCTACTCTGTGAATGGATCGGTAAGAGATTTCTTCCGGTTCCTTACGCAGAGGGTCACAATACTGGTATCCGTGTACCAAGATCCTTCCTAAAACGTAGCCACTTTCAGTGGGACGAGAACCAGTCGATTTTATATCGACGGTTCCAAGCCCGCCCGAAGGTGATTAAAGTTAAGGAGGCGGAGATCTGTTCTCCGAAGGGGGTGAAGCAGTTGCAGTACAATCCTGACGGGTTGCTCTGTAGCTTCTTACACGGCGAACTTAGAAATAGTAAATACATGGTCAGGCATGATCATGTGTATTACTACTCGAAGCAGGTGTGTACTCCTTTTTGGGATTATGCACCACAGGAGTCTCCCCTTGACAGGGGGGTTGCTCCTTGGCCG